TTAGTTCCGGTTTATGGGCAAAATATGGACACTCCCCGCAACCGGATTGAATTTTACAGCGTCCTGTAAATAGTCCGGGGCAAAGTGCGCATACGTCATTGTTTGCTGGATGGTGGCGTGCCCTAAAATCCGTTGCAGCGTGATAATGTTCCCGCCGTTAATCATGAAATGCGTCGCGAACGTATGACGCAGAACATGGATCGCCTGCCCACTGGGTAAATCCGGCTTAACCATTTTCAGCGCAGCACGAACCGCCCAATAGCTGGGGAACATCAGCCGCCCGGTAGAGCGAACCTTGATCGCATCCGCAATCTCTTTTGCGATGGGGACAACGCGCGGCTTGCCATTCTTTGTCTTTGCAAAGACCACCTTCCCGCCAATCACATTCTCACCTTTCAGTAATGAAACCTCACTCCATCGCCCACCAGTCGCCAGGCACACCATTGCAGCTTTCAGATCGTCACCTGTAAGCTGTTCCAGTAAAAGGGTTATTTCATCCTGCGAGAGATAGGCCATTTCCGTTTGCTGAACCTTGAGGCGCTTTACCTCATGGAAAGGGTTTTTACCGCTGTATTCTTCCACGTTAATGAGCTTGGTAAAAAATCCGCTCATCATCGCGCAATAACGGTTAACGGTGGATTGTTTAATTCCCTTATTCAGCATCATCAGCCGATAATTAATAATTCCCTTACGGGTGAGCTGATCGCTACGGGTAATGTTTATCGACTTCATGTCATTAATTACCGCCCTTAACCGCACGCGTTCTTCTTCACCGTAAGGGTGATTTTTACCGTGATACGCCCACCAGAGATCGAGCAGGTCTGACAGTGGTCGCCTTTCCACTGGTTTATCAATCCAGTCTTTATCGTGGTGATACTGCAACACATGACGCTCATAAAGCACCGCTTCGCTTTTCGTTTTAAACTTACGTCTGAAACGTTTTCCATCCGTTCCAGCCGGTCGAACATCCACAGCAAATTGACCATCAGCGAGCTTCTTAATCGACATAAGATTGCTCCCCGATGAAAACATCGTCTTGATCACAATTTTGTGAAATATACGCCTGGTAGATTACTCCCCAGAATTGCTCCCGTAATGGGGTGATTCCGTTTCGTCCTGCCCAACGCGCGCGAGGGCCGGAATAACTTGACCGGCTTTAGGATCCATCTCATCAAAGAGGAACCAATCCCGGTACTTACGTAGTTTTTGGGGCTTGAGAATTTTTATTAAAGCATCAGCCCCCGGCTTACTTTTCCCTTGTTCATAATGAATCAATGTTCCGGCAGGAATCCCCGTGAGTTCCGCCATCTGTTTTTGAGTGAGCATTTCAGATTTCCTCATGATGCGAATTTTTTCGCCGATGCTTCTTGACATGGTAAGAAGATCTCCTTAGTTTATATGAACATCAGTACAGCCAATCGAAGTGTAACTAGTTCTAAATGGTTCCAGTTCGAAAACAGGCACCAAAGCGGAGGATATCAGATGCAGGAAAACGCTCAAAATACAGAAGCCGTCGCTGGTGAGGCAGACACAGCGGAACAGTCTGTTAAGAAGACCCGTAAATCGCCAGAACGCGAAGAAATTCGCCTGGCAAAAAATCCCGCCAAGCTGATTTCAAAAGAAGGTTTTGCGCTGTACATCGGTAAAACCGTTGATGCCGTCGTTGCGATGGCAAAAGCCGCTAAAGCGCCAGCCATATACATGGCTGACCCGTTAAACCCTGGCGGAAACGCAGAGCTTTATTTTGATCGCGAGGAGTGGGATGAGGCCTGTAGGCAACTTGTCGAAAGCGCACCGCCTGAGTGGCATGACTGGAGAAACCGCTTATTTCTGTTCAAGCCGACAAGCGGCAGACGGAAAAAGAAAACTGATGAACAACAGGCAGCTTAACCATGAGCCATGAAATATGAAGCGGCATTAGCAAAAGGGTTACACCCAATACTTTTAGCGGCGATCGCTTACTTACTGGTGTTTTGGTTACTCAAATAAACGAGGTCAAACATGAACACATTAATTAAAAACGTCCCCATCGCCAGAGCGGGAAAGATTATAGACGGTCGTGAAATCACACAATCAATGCTTAAGCATTGCGTAGAAACGTTTAACACTGATTATTATCAGCCGAATATAGGTGAGTTTATTGACGATCCAATGGAGACAGTCAATATTAAAAATCAGGGAAAAATAGAACGCCTGACACTGAAAGACGACACTTTATTTGCTGATGTTGAAATGTACATGCCCATAGCCGATGTAAAAAAGTTGTGCCAGTTTCCGGCTATTGCATACATGGAACACGAAAAACCCAAATTTAGTGCATTAATGTACGTAATTCTTGCTAAAAGACCCAACCGTGAAGACTGCATCGCCCTTAAAGATTGCGAAATGAGAGAGATATAAACACTACAGCAGAAACCACACCCCGATCGGGCGGGTTATCCCGGTACTTTTTCACTGCGAGGGCGATAAAATGAAAAAATATGTAGCAAATGAAATTAACGCAGACAATCAGTTAAAAAAAATAAAAATTAAGCAAGACGCTTGTATACGTCTTGCTTATTCAGCCAGTGGCACTCTTTCAGGTTTTATTAGTGTACACCATCAGGAGACGAAGGAAGCGCCGACTCGGTATGTTGGATATAGTTTTGAAGAAAAGTAACCGTATCTTTTGCCTGCTCCAAAGTCAGAGCGGTATAGAGATCTCCCCCTCTGGGAACTTTGTGTGGTGAAGGAAGACGATAATCGAAACGAAGACAGGCAAGACCATTAAACTCAACATAATCCAGTCCGGCTGGGATAATGACGGGAATTTCTTTATGAGATGAACGTTGACTCATGAGACCTCCTATTGTGTTGGTGAATGGTTTGCGCCCGTCATGCCTTCGAAAACGTAACGGGCGCAGACAACATAACACAAGCTGCTCGCCGTTCGCAGCCTAAACCACGGCGCCCGACCGGGCGGGTTATCCCGGCACTTTTCACACCGCGAGGATGATGTTATGAGGAAACATACAGCAGAACAGGTAAACGAGTTCTTGCAGGGGTATCACTTCGATAATGAAGTTAACCCCAGAGCCAGGAAAACACACTTTGAAGTTATGAAGTGCGGAATATTTAGTGTCCGCAACACCTTGTTTTACTCAAAAGATACAGATGCGAGCAAAGACCTTAAAGAGCTTAACTGGATGGCAAAACAATTAACTGACGGCGTCGTCCCCGCCCCCGCCAGTATTACGGAGTGATAACAATGAATATCAGTTATTCATTCACTATTCCAGAATCAATAGCCGTTATATCACTGGCCGCATTAATTATGTTTATGGCCGTGTGGATATTGATGTTTTTTGACACATGGAGACAAAGAAGAAAGTATTCACATCTTAAAAAACAAATGAATTTAACCGAAAAGAGGGAAACAAAATGGACGCCACCGCAAGGCAAAGAATTGTAGCAGCCGGAATCATCACAAAAGCAGCGGAGACACTGCAAATTGCCAATATGAGGCTTGCAAATCATGAATATCTGGTTGTCTCCGCAGAATTAATGGAAACAGCAAGGAGTTTAAAAACAGTAGCCCGACAATTAAGGGAATTACACGACCTGACTGAATAGCAGATTAATTGACCTGGTTCATTTAAACACCGCTCACGCGGCGGGATTCGTACAACCTAAATAAAGGAAATCCTAATGATTAACCCAAATAAAACCCTTTCCCAAAAAGCTTTAGCCGGGGCGTCATTTTTGCGTATGCACGCCAAAGCAATGGCTGGCGACGATGATTTTTTTGTCGCGATAATGTCTGAGCCTCACACCATCGCCGCTAACGCCATCGAACAGCTCGTTAAAGAAAACGCCGAACTCCGCGCCCAGCTCATTGCCTTTCAGAAAGCGGCTAACCCCGCTGTTGCCGTTGACCTGGCAAGCGGCCCGGATACCACAGCCTGTTACACGCCTTTCGTAACAGGTACTCGCGTATGCCTGAAAGCGAACCCTGACCAACGCGGAACAGTAGTCGGTAGCTCTATCAGTTCATACACCGAGCATCGGTATTACGTCCGCTTCGACTCCGAATTTGAGGATAACCGCTGGGTAAAGGCCAGGAACCTGGAATTAGCCCCCAACAAATGAAGCTAATCATCCCCGATCGCTACCGCCAGAACAGGAAGAAGCCACGGGGAAAGCCGGAACGGGCAGCAAGAGTGGCATACAACCGTCTGCTGAATGATGACTGGTCGCATGTGCGTCGGCTGGAACGAGTACCGCCAGCCCGCGTAATCAACGTCATGTACCGCTATCGGCTGTTAAGTCTGGACGAAGGCCAGACATGGGAACTGCTTAACCATAACGAATACGTGAAGAGGATTAGACGATGCTACAGATGAAATTTAAACCCCGCTTTATTGAAGCGTTCCGCAGCGGTCAGAAGATAACCTCGCTGCGCATGATGCAGTTTAAATGCTTCCGGTCAGACAGAGAGGACAAAGAGGAATATTTTCACGACGACACCCTGACTAAAAACATAATCATTCCTGACTACAGTGCTGACGCAACCATGTGGTTTAGTAAAGGTGCGAGATTTACCCACATATCGGACTTTGCCGGACTTCTGAAAAGGCAACCCTACCAGACTTTGAGCAATATCGAACTGGTCACAGAAATCGATGGCGGCGAAACAGTGCCGTTTGCCGTTGCCTTTATCAACGATATTTCCGTTATCAAGGGCGACCAGATAACTGACGAACACGCCATCAGGGACGGTTTTAACCCTGAAAATCATCCCCTCGCCGAACTCTTCGTATTCATGCGGGACGTTTACCCCAACAAAGACCCGTTAAACGAAATGTACTGGCTGTACACCTTCACCAACATTCAGATGTTATCTCAGTGGAGGGCTGACGCATGAAACCCGCCTTTATCTGCATTCTGTGCGAGAACGTCGCCACCGGCGATCAGTGCCGCATCAGAGAGCGTCACATTAATCCTGACCGTTCACTACTGGACAACATCACCGGCCCGGATGATGAACGCTTTATCTACCTGACCGACGGCACACAGCTACGTGTCCGCAACATCCGCCGTGAAATTACGATCGAACCCACACCATTCATCCCGAAAAAACAGCAAGGGGGCCGCTCATGAAAAAGCCCGTCCTCATCCGTTCCCCGCTCAAGTGGGCGGGCGGCAAATTTGATGTTATGCCGCAGCTACGCGAGCATTTACCCAAAGCAGGCTGCCTGATCGAGCCGTTCGTGGGTGGCGGTTCTGTCTTCATGAATACAGACTATGACCATTACGTATTGTGTGACAGCAACCCCGCGCTGATTAATTTCTACAGGTTCCTGGCCACTGACACCACGGCGTTGATAGATCGCTCATGGTCGCTGTTCAGGGATGGCGGCACACGCGAAGCCTACGAACGCAACCGCCAGACGTTTAATACCATCACTCTTGCGACCGCCAGATTACGTGGTGAATATCTGGAATGGGCGGCGCTGTTCCTGTACCTGAACCGCCACGGCTTTAACGGTATGCATCGCACCAACCAGAAGGGTGAGTTCAACATTCCATTCGGCAAGCACAGCCTGCCGTACTTCCCCTATATGGAAATGCGCCTGTTTGCCGATAAGGCACGCGAGACCATGACTCGCTTTGTTTGTGCTGACTTCCGCATAACGATGAAGGCGCTTCCTGATATCTGCCACGGTATTTCGTTCCATGCAGATAAGCTGTCTGACGCCGTTATTTACTGCGACCCGCCCTACCTGCCACTGAAAGATAAAGACAGTTTCACCCACTACAACGGTAAAGCGTTTACCCGTGAAGACCACCGGTTACTTGTCGCGCATCTGATACAGGCAAATAAGCTTTACGGCGTCAGGTCTGTTATCTCCAACAGCGACACCGAAGAGACCCGCAAGATCTATTCGCCGTTCGAACTTCACACCCTGAACGTTCGCCGTTCTGTCGCCGCCAGTGACAAAGGACGCCAGTCAGCAAAAGAAGTGATCGGCGTTTATCCGTCCGCCCCTGAATGTAAGAGCGAAGACGTACACGACGAATGGTTAAAAGTAGTTTCATCCACCGAAGCCAGACAGCCAGTTAACCCGGAGGTGATCTGATGTCTGTTATTTACATCGCTGGCCCTATGACGGGGAAGCCTAATTTCAACCGAAAAAAATTCATCGAAACAGCAACCCATCTTTGGGCGGAAGGCCATACCGTACTTAACCCGGCCATGCTCCCGGACGGGCTTGCTTATGAGCATTACATGGATATCGGCTTCGCCATGCTGCGCGGTGCTGACGAAATTTACCTGCTTGATGGCTGGCAACATTCAGCAGGCGCAACGGCGGAACACGCTTTAGCAAAGAAATTAGGCCTGAAAATCTCCACCCCGGAAAGCCGTAAAAAAAGGGGGGCATCATGATCCTGAAACCTATGGGAACGCCGGGTAAATGCCCGGCACATAACCGCACCTGGACACAGGAAGATGACGAATTGCTGACAGCCATGCATTCGTCAATGACCTACGAAGAAATGGCCAGGCAGTTAGGCAGAAGTACATCCGCAACCAGACACCGGGCAATGCGATTACGCATGGCCGGGAAACTCCCCTATAAACACCACTACTTCACCCCGGAACAGGACAAGTTCATCAGAGACAATCGCCAGACGATGACAGTCAGGAAAATGGCTGAAGTTCTGAGCAAGCACCCGTACACAGTTATGAAAAGGGCCAGGAAAATGGGGATCACTTTCGCCAAATTCGGTGATTTGCACCATAAAACAAAACACCCGGACAGTGATGTGGAGTTGATCAGGGAATTACATGACTACGGGATTCCATTCGCTGAAATAGCAAGAAAGTTTGAGTTATACCCTGGCACGGTTTACTACCTGTATCACCACCGCCTGACCGCCGCTGACGCCATCGCAAGGGAGTACCTGCCGCGATGACCGCCACCGCCTACTACAACGAAATAGATCCTTTTGCCGCCGCCTGGCTGCGAAACCTTATCGACGCTGGTTGCATTGCTCCAGGCGTAGTTGACACGCGCTCAGTTGAGGAAGTTACCGCCAATGACCTTAAAGGATTCACACAGTGCCATTTTTTCGCCGGGATCGGCGTCTGGTCTTACGCCCTGCGGTGCGCCGGATGGCCTGACAGTCGCCCCGTCTGGACAGGTTCCTGCCCCTGCCAGCCATTCAGCCAGTCAGGAAAACGCCGGGGATTCAATGACCCCCGCCACTTGTGGCCCACATGGCGCCAGCTCATTAAGGAGTGCGCACCTTACGTTATCTTTGGTGAACAGGTTGCAAGCAAAGACGGCCTCACATGGTTCGACGTTGTACAACTTGACCTGGAAGAGGCGGGATACGCCGTCGCAGTTATCGATCTTTGCGCTGCGGGCATCGGTGCGCCGCACATCCGGCAACGCCTCTTCTGGGTGGCCGACGCCGACAGCCAATGCATGGAAACACCCGTCGAATGCGGGGAGAGAGGGAGGATTGAATTTGCAAACGGCTGTAGCCTTATCGGGCTGGCCCACCCCGACAACGACAGCAGGGAAAGGCGGCTATCAGGGGGGCAGGATTCGCAACGGGAAGTTATCAACGGATCGTCTGGATGTGGCGGCACAGATAGCAGGCTGGCCAACGCCGACAACGAGCAACACCCGCTCGCCACGACCGCAGGAAGCCATGAAGACATATCGCGACAATGGAACAAAAATTCAGAAGCGATTGCAGGATTTAGCAGCAACAGCGGCGCCAGTCCGGTTAACGGCGTCTGGCGAAATGCTGACTGGCTGTTCTGCCGGGATGGAAAGTGGAGGCCAGTTAAACCCGGAGTTAAGCCGCTGGTTAATGGGACTCCCGGACGCGTGGGCCAGTTGCGCGCCTACGGAAACGCCATCGTTGCGCCGGTCGCAGAAACGTTCATAAGAGCATACATGGAGGCGGTCACGCCATGACCCCTTCTCGCGGACGCTGCACACCAACACCCCCACCGCCGTTTTCCGGCAAAGCCCCGGACACGACGGCTTACCCGTATCCGTGGAACAGCCCGGACTACGACGCCGCAGCGGCAAATGAACTTACCCCGGAACCTGTCACCACCAGTGGCGACCAGGGCGACCCGTTATTGTGTTTTGAATATCTGACGCCAGACGGCGAACGCCGCACGCTCACCTATGACGATCTTCAGGAGTTGTGCAACACAACCCCGGAAAATCTCGGCCTTATTGAGCAGGAAAAAGCCGCCGAAAAAGAGCGTGAGAAGCGCGAAAAATACTTGCGCCGCCGTCTGCAATCACTGCCGGGGATCATTCGCCGCCGTTTTGCCCTGAAACTGGCCGCACTCGACGGGGAAAACCCGGAAAGTGCGGTTAAGTGGCTGTTTGGCACCTTTGAACGCCACATATTGCGCCGTGTTGAGATGGTCAACGTGCAGTATTACCCGTGTGACACACTCCCCGCTCTGTTGTTACCCATGCGTGACGACTTCCATTTACTGCCCTGGGCCGACAAAAAGAAACTCAGACGCATGGCCTACACGCTTTCCAGACTCATGAAAACGGAGTTTGAAAGCCAGTTTGATTACCAGTACAGCCAGACCGAAGACCTGGACTTCTCCGTACTGGACGCTTACGGCTATATCGCCAGCCAGGCAACCGCCCTGAATATTGCGATCCCCGGATGGGATAAGTACAGCAAAGAAGAACTCGACGCCGAAGAGGCGTTGCGGGCTGTTGGTCGTCTCCAGGCGGAAAAATGGTGGCTGGGTAAGCTGAAGCGTATTCACGACCGCTGGCGCGAACACCTGATGATTGCGGCGGGTTATGTCAGTAAGCAGGCCTCTCCGAAATGTTCGGAGCCCTGCCTGAAAGAATGGCTGGCGCAGCAAAAGGCTAACATGGCCTGGCTGCACAAAATGGATCTGGAAGACAGGGACACCGGCGAACGCTCGCCGCTGATCGATAAGGTGCTGGCGAGCACGTCTAACCCAAAAATTGCCCGCATGGAACTGCAAACCCGTGCGGCAGGTTTTCAGGATATCGCTGATGAAATGGGGCTTATCGGGATGTTCTACACCCTGACCGCCCCGTCTTCGTACCATTCAACCCGCATCAAAGACGGGAAGCGCAACGACAAATACAACGGGGCCAGCCCCAGAAAGACACAAAAGTATCTTTGCAAAGTCTGGTCGCGTGTTCGTGCCGCCTGGCAACGCCGGGGCATTCGTACTTTCGGTTTTCGTACCGTGGAGCCCCACCATGACGGAACGCCACACTGGCACATGGTGCTGTGGTTCAGACCCGAAGATCTGGAAAAAGCAACAACAGTGTTTCGCACGTATGCCTTACAGGAAGACGGCGACGAACCGGGAGCAGAAGACTACCGCTTTGAAGCGGTTCAGGAAGATAAAAGCCGGGGCCGCGCCGTAGGCTACATCGTCAAATACATCTCGAAAAATATCGATGGTCACGGCCTTGATGGTGAAGTGGACAAAGAGACCGGGCGACCACTAAAGGAAGAAGCCAGACGCGTTAAGGCGTGGGCCTCCCGCTGGAATATTCGCCAGTTTCAGCAAATCGGCGGCGCACCCGTCACCATCTGGCGTGAATTACGCCGCCTGGGCGATCGTGAACTGGTCTTACACCCAGAGATCGAAGCCGTTCGCGCCGTGGCGGATGCGCCTGACTGGCAACATTACACCATGTATCAGGGCGGGCCGTTCGTTGCCCGCGATGATCTCACCGTTCGCCTGTACTACAGCCACACCGAAAACGGCAATGATTATGGCGACACGGTATCAAAAATAGAGGGGGTTTACAGTCCGTTCGCGGACGAGGAAGCCATCGTCTACACCCGCACCGCAAGCTACAACATCGTGCCGAAACTGAAGCCGACACCGGGCGGGGGGTTGCCTTTAACAGGCCGCGAAGCGGCCCCTTGGAGTTCTGTCAATAACTGTACGCAGCCCCCGAAATCCGGCGAAAAAAGCGACAGTAAGCCGACAGAACTTCCGCGAAATATTGACGATTTACGGCGATATTCCCGCCAGCAAAAGCAGGAAATCATCGACCGCCTGAAACGTGAACCCCGGTTAAGTGCAGATGAAGCCTTCACCATCACTATTCAGCACATGAAAGCGACCGTTAACGACATTTCCGCTACCCAGTGGGGGCCGGAAGTGAAAGCTGCATACCGCGAATTTATTAATCTGACGCCGGAAGAACAGGCGGAACACTGGCGGAAAAAACTACACGAAGAGGCGCTGCAACGTGCGGCCAGCTACGCCAGCGCCGATGCCATCTACCAGCAGAAGAAAGCCGAAGCCATTCGTGATTCGGAACAACGTACTGACAGCAGGAAACAGGAACGCCGGATATCTGAAACATCCGGCGCCCAACGCACCCTGCACAACCTGTTATCCCGCTGGCAGAAAACCACAAGGGGGAAAAATGCATAGTTTTATACTCGACCTGACGCCGGAGCGCTGGGAAAAACTGAAATCCAGTCCCGCAAATTTCCCGATAACCGAAGCCGATCTCCCGTCTCAGCCAGAGCCAGGAGACACACTTATTATCAGGCATCTGCTACCCAACAAAAGAGGAATTATCGATCTTGGGGATTGCGTCATTGCCTGGGCGGAACCTGTAGCCGGTAATCCCCATCACTACCGGCTGAAAGTGACCTTCAACATGACGTCGGAACAGGTAAAACAGCGCTACGGTTGCCGTTGCACAAAATTGTCGTCGATATTGTGCCGGCACAAAGAGCAGGAAGCAGAAAAAGAGCGGGCTAAGTGGGAAAGAAAGCGCCAGGTACTGGCCCATAAGGCAGAAACAGCCGCACGGTATCTGAAAAAATAAGAGAGCCAGTACCGCTCGCCGCAAGCCCTGATTAGCGAACCGCGCAGCGGTGAGTCTGTCAGGGCGAGGAAGCGGAATTACTGATGACTTGCAGATATCCACTTACGCACTATCGCTGGCCGGGGTAGAGTAATAAAAAAGTAAGACCCTACACTTACGAGAAAAGTAAATAGTTCAGGGGGATCAATGCTAAATGATGATGAAGAAGAGCAGCTTATGCAGGAATGGTCGCTCGGTGATTATGATAATGGTGAAAATGGATGTCCGCATTGTGGCCGTCATCGTTTATGTATCTGCCAGAATGGAAAGCACAGATGTGAAAAGTGCAATTGGTCACCAGAACTTAATGACTACGCGCCGATCGAGTAGTACAGGTAAGTCACACCACGTGTCTTTTAGTTGATTTTATAAATGCACAGTAGTGCACAATTTTGCACAATTTTTTTGACCGATTTTTTGCCCTTTCCGGCCTGTACTGGCGCGGTCTGAGGCCGGATCGGTGCGTGCACAAAAATTGAAGCGTTTGCCGCGCACAGGTGACGGGGGAACAGCCCACGCAACAGGGGCTGGAAGGCAACCCCGGCGAGAATGTGGCTAAATCGTCGCGTGAGCGCCTTTGTGTGCGACGAACTGGCACGCGCTGGCGTGATTCGATTGCTCAGACGTGCGCCCGTCTGCATGGCGCTGAGGCGTTATTTTTAAAGGGAGATTCAGGGAAGGCGTGACCGCTAACGTGCTGATATCCGCCAGGGTAATAAGCAGAAAACAGACATGGATAGAGAAAAAATTTGATGGTATATAACGCGACAGGTCATGTTCAGTTTGACCTGTCGGAGATATCAGGTGTTGTTCTGTTCCAGTAGTGCGTAAGGGTTAAACCGTACCACCTCTTCGCCAAGCCAGTCATTGATATATTTGAGGGCTTCCATTGCCGGATTAAGTTCATTGATGGCGAAGACGCGCGCTGCTTTCTCAATGTCGCCAAACGATCCCTTCTCGCCCGGCATGGCACCCAGCAATTGCGGCGGTACGCGGTGAGACGCCAGTACATCATCACGTGAAGACGCTTTGATATTCATAAACTCATCTTTGGCGGTGATTTGCTGGAATGGCAGGATCTGCACCCCGTCTTTACCTCCGCCAGTGGTCTGGATCAGCAGGTTTTTAAATGCGCCGCCGCCCCGCGATTCCGTTAACGTTTTTTTCAGCGCTTCCATGCTTTCGCGGTCAACGGCGGATGATCCGATATGAATAATGCAGCCCGCGTGTGAGCCATTGTCATAGTAATATTTGCGAAACTGATCCGCAGAACGTGAGAGACTGGCCGACAGCAGCGCCCCGATATATTCAGGCATTCCATAGATCTCCTGATTGATATCGGGATTAATGATGTGGCACACCTCCCCGCGCCGGAAGGCATAATCATCCCTGCCGGGTTCGGTGTACCAGTAAGTCTCAAAATCAGTGCCGCGACGGGTATATTTTGCCAGCGCGTGGCGCAGCTCCAGCGTGCCGCCGAGACGGTTACGACGCCGTTCAACGTATGCATTACCAAACACAAACCAGTCCAGCGCCAGCGCTGAAAACGCCTGACGACTCAGCAGGCGGTGCGGAATAAAACAACCATTGAGCGCGTTGCGTTTGAAATACAACGCGGACTGGTGCCATGAGGTCTGCCGCGATGCGCGCGCCAGCCCGCCGAAATCAACCGGCGTTTCGTACCATCGCCCGTTATCAGCACAGTACATGTTATCCAGCAGGTCAAAACCACTGACCCTGTAAGGGCCGTCAAATGTAAACGCACTCAGCGCAGGATCGCTTTTAAGCGCCTGTTCAAAACCCCCCCCATCGCCCCTGTTGTAGCTTTTCTTCCGGTTTTTTCTGCTCATCAGAACTCCATAACAAGACTCTTGACCGCGCCGTCTTCATCGCCAAGCGGTTCGTTGATGATGGCGAGCATATTCGCCCACGCCAGATCGCCGTGACTGACACCGCGCGAACGGTCCGTGTCGTAGGTGATAAATCCGGCCTGCGTTTTGATTCTTCGTACCGCATTGAATGCCGTCACAAGCGCCTTATCGCCGCAGTCATATTCCCATCGCCCGGCACGTATGACCTGAAGCATTTTCATGACCAGCGCGCGCTTTGATGCCAGAGTGAAATTGTAGGGAACCGCAGCGGGGAAGAACTTCTTCACTATCTGATACACGGCATCGCCATTACCGCCGGTCACATCAATGCCAATATGCTGAACGTTATATTTCAGGGTAATATCCTCAATCACCCGCGCCTGCTCTTCGAACTCCAGCCCCCGCACCTGTCTTGTCTCAATAGTGCGAAACCTGCCACCGGGTACGGCGGTCGGCACCACCACGCACAGCGCGCCGCTGTCGCCGTTGCCGGTACTGCCGTTGGCGTCATAACCCACCCAGACAGGACGATTTCCCACTGGCCGTGGCGCAAACGGCTTCCAGTCCGGCCAGTCGTCGTAGCCGTCAACGCCACAGCCTATCAGCGAGCTCAGGCTGAAGGCGGACTCACCGTCGCGGACAAACTCGCACATATACAGATTGCGGAACTCGTCTTCGCTGTTTTCATCCTGAATCTCTTCCAGGTCTGTATATTCCCAGCCGTGATCGATAACGTCCTGCAGGGTGACAATCTGCCGCCAGGTTTTGTCCGGGTACAGAACACCGCTGTTAAGTGCCTTCCATGACACGTCAAACTCCTGGCGTTTCGATTTCTGGCGCTTTTCATTCCACCGGTCTCCCGTCCAGAACGGATAGGCTTCATGTGTCTCGCCTGATGGGGTGGAAAAATAGGTACGGGTAAGCCCCTTCAGTGTTGCCATTGCCCCGGCAACCTTGCGGAGATTGATAAAATTGCTGACCCAGAAAAATTCATCGAATTTCAGGTTGCCCGTATAGGATTGCGCCGTCGCCGCTGACGTTCCCAGAAAATGCAGTTGAGCCCCGTTGGACAGAATGATTTTGTCGCCGCCTTTCAGCTCAACATCCACTTCCAGCGCCACCTCCTGAATAGCCGTCTTAAACTGGAACGCCTGGCGCCGGGACGCCGACAAAAAGATTTGGTTACGCTGATACGGGTATTTCACATCATCCCGCAGCGCATCAAGCAATGCCTCGCGTGCAAAATACCAGGTTGCGCCAATCTGGCGGGACTTCAGGATCATACGGTTGCGGTGATGCCGCTGCTCATACCAGCCGCGTTGATGCCAGGCCAGCGAACCCATGATTTTTTCCCGCAGCGCGATAATCTGCTCTTCGGTGAAGTGATTTTTCAGTTTACGTTTGCGTGGCTTTTTTGTGCCGTTCGCGTCAGTGGGCTGGCCGTCACTCAGCTTTTTCAGTTGCCGCGTGAGCAGGTCAATCTCTTTAAAATCTCCCCCGGTTTTATCGGGCTTTCCTGTAAGCTGAACAAGGCGGGCATCAATGGACTGCGTGACGCGCGCAACAGGCGGCGTTTCGTCCCATTCATCGCGTTTTTTCCATGAGTAGATCGTGTTCTGGCTTATCCCCATCAGCCGCGAGATTTCCGCTGGCGGGTATCCCTGCCAGTAAAGTTGTTTAGCCCGCAGCCGTACAAAAGCATCCTGAATCATCGTGTCTCCCCTTCATGCCGGGAAGATTACCCCGCGCGCGATCCCTCTCTCACACCCTTTCAGTTCTGCCCGTCCGGCGACAACAAAACCGCGTTGAGGAAGGTGCCTGCGCCTTGTCATCATGGCTGCATCACAAACACAGACAGGATTAGCAGCATGGGTAGCGCAAACAAACCAGCCCGCAAAAAATTCCGTGTCGCCGTTTCCGGTTCAACCATTGACGGACGCGAAATCAGTGGCGAGCACCTGAAGGCAGCAGCGAAAAATTACGATCCCACGGTGTATGGTGCGCGGGTTAACGTGGAACACATCACCTCCCCTTTTCCCAACAGCGACCTTTGCGCTATGGGTGATGTGACAGCACTGAGTGCGGAAGATATCACCGAAGGCCCATTGTCTGGCCGTACCGCGCTCTATGCGGAAATTGAGCCGACAGACCGCATGAAGAAGCTCACGGACGAAGGCAAAAAAATCTACTCCAGCATTGAACTTCACCCGCAATTTTCACTGAACGGCAACCCCTACATTGTGGGACTGGCAATGACAGACACGCCTGCAAGTCTGGGTACTGAACGTCTGAAATTCGCGGCACAGCAACGCGAACAGGTGATGAAGTTCAATAACCAGCACACCGAAGCGCCAATGTTCACCGAAGCGATGGAAGCCGAAATTATCGAACTGGCAGAGCAGCGCAGCGAAGAAGGCAAACAATGGTTCAGCCGTGTCATGGAGTTGGTTGGCAAAGGACGTAAATCAGACAGCGAGCAGTTCAGCCAGGTACGGGAAGCGGTGGAAGGTGTGGCGCAGTCACACGCTGACCTTCTCGATCGCTTTAACGATATGTCGCGCCAGCACGACAGCGACCACAAAACCATCGAAAAACTGACCGCCGAACTGACCACGCTACGCGACCAACTGGCAAGCCAGGACGGCGATACAAAAGACCGTTTCCGCGCAACGGGCGGTAACGCCGCAGAAATGCCCGACTTCTGATTTTAAAGCGAGAGAATAAAGCGATGAATTACGCACTTTCAGCCAGTACCCGCAGCCAGCTTGACCTCTACATGGCGCATCAGGCAAGCCTTAATGGTCTTCCGGTAACAGGACTGGCAAAAAACTTTGCCGTTGATCCGGCTGTTCAGCAGCGTCTCGAAAACGCTATGAAAAACAGCACAGAACTGACACAAAAAATCAACATTATTGGTGTTACCGATCAGGAAGGTGAGAAAGTCCTTATTGACACCACCGGCCCGATTGCCCGCACCAACAGCAGCAGCGACGGCACCAAACGCCGTAACCCCATCACACCTTACGATTTAGCCGCCCGCCGCTATCGTTGTGAGCAGGTGAACTACGACACCTACATCAGTTACGCACAGCTTGACGCCTGGAACGCCCATCCCGATTTCGCCACCCGTATCAGTAAGCAGATTGCGCTTCAGATCGCGCTTGACCGCATCATGATCGGCTTTAACGGTACGAATCATGCGCTCATTTCCGATTTTGCCGCCAATCCGCGCCTTCAGGACGTTAACATCGGCTGGATTGAGCATATTCGTAAACAGGCAGCAGCGCGCGTGATGAAGGGTGTGACGCTTGCGACCCGCGATATGGGTAACAAGGTTATCGCTAAGGGGGACTATGCCAACCCGGACGCACTGGTTCAGGATGCGCGCTCCTCGTTGCTGGATGAATGGTACAAAGACGCCCCCGATCTGGTTGTACTGTTATCACGCAACCTCTTTAACTCGCTGCGTCTGCCGTTCATTAACGCCATGAGCACGACCAACCCCAATACCGAACTGATGGCCGGTCAGTTGATTGTGGCGTCTCACCTGATTGGCGGTCTGCCGACCTACTTCGCGCCGTTCTTTCCGGATAACGCGATGCTGATCACCTCCTTCAGTAACCTTTCAATTTACTTCCAGAAAGGGAGCCTGCGCCGCCTGATGCGCGAGGAGCCGGAATATAACCGCATCGCGACCTATCAGTCGATGAACGACGCCTACGTGGTGGAAGACTACGGCAAGTGCGCCCTGATCGAAGACCTGAAATTCGCGCCGGAGCCTGAATCCGCCAGTAATGCAGGTGCAGCCGCATAACGTATGACGCGGGCGCAGTGCGCCCGCCATATTGGAGGATAAAAAGATGCTGACACCGGCACAGAAACATTTTCAACAGGTCATGGCGCGCCGTGCAGGGCTTGAGACCGGGGAAGAAACGCTGGTTGAACGTACCGCGCACGAACAGATCCTTCACCGCCTCCGCCTGGCGCAGTCGCGGCTGAAAGGTATCCAGTCAAAAGCGGCAAAAGCCGTCGCCAAAAAAGAACTGTTACCTGAATTTGAGGGCTGGATCGAGGGGACGCTGGACAGCGATAACGGACGCCCGGATGAGGTGATTACCACCCTGATGGCGTGGGCCGTGGACTGTGGCGATCTCCCGCTGGCATTACGCATCGGCGAATACGTGGTACGCCACAACCTCAGTCTGCCGGACAATTTCGGGCGTGACGCGGCGACGGTACTCACGGAAGAAATCTGTAACCCGTTATTAACACTGGCGGGAACCGACCCGGACGCCGATTTATCCGCTTATATCGCACCGCTGGACACCCTTCAGGGCATAGTGAACGACTGCGATATGCCGGACGAGGTACGCGCCAAGCTTTGTAAGGCAAGAGCATTCTCACGCCGGGCGATAACCGACCCGCAAACGCAGGCGTTATCACTGAAGCTGTTGCGTGAAGCCATGCATCTTAACCCCAACGCCGGAGTTAAGCGCGAAATCGCCACCCTGACGCGCGCCCTGAAAAAGTCGCCATCTGAGCCCCGCGACGAAGCGGCGACGACAGACCAGAACGCCGCGCAGGAAGACGCCAGAGATAACGCGCCGACAAAAGCGCCGGTACGTAAAACCGCCACCCGAAAACCCGCGGCCGGGAAGACTAAAACGACCCGCAGGACGGCAAAGAAATAATTAACGAATTCGACCCCCGTCGACAGGCGGCGCGCCGGTGATCTGAATGTACGTCATTCTTTTTACCGGTTGCCCACCGCCTGGTTTTTAAGGAGTTCCGTATGGGCATGGTGGCAAAACCACAGGTCAACAGCGCAGAAAAGGACGTTACCGACGTTGACGACGGCGCTGAAAAGGTGACTGCCGGGACATTCTGGCCGGAGATCCTGTTACGCGATCTCCGCCTTGCCAGCCGAATACCGGGCAGAACGACCACATCACGCCTGAAGTTCGTCACCACAGAAGCGGTGGCGCACGTCACTGACCAGCTTGACGACTGGCGGGGCATTCAGGAATCAGCCGGTTACAGCACGCTGGCTGACGTTCCGGCCAGAATGCTTAACGGCGAGAGCGTGAAGGTGTATCGCTACCGCCGCGCGGTTTACTCAGCCGCCCGCGCCCTGATTCTTGAGAACGCCCGCGACGTGGACACCACCGAAAAAGGCGACCGCAAAGCCGACGCACTGGAAGTACAGACCGACGATTTGTGGCGCGATGTGCGCTGGGCCATAGCTGATATTCGCGGTACTCAGCGCCTGTTTGTGGAGCTGGTCTGATGAAAGTCAAAGCGCTTCAGGGCGATACCGTGGACTTGCTTTGTTTTCGCCATTACGGCACCACACAGGGCGTCACAGAACAGGTATTAGCCGCCAATCCGGGACTCAGTAACAGCGTATTTCTGGAAGCCGGGCAGGAGGTGGAACTGCCTGAGCAGCAGAAGAAAAAACAACGGGAAATGATCCAGCTATGGGGCTGATCATCATGAAAACGAGACAGGAAAAGAGTATGAACGGCGATCCGCACACCTGGCAGGACTGGCTTATGCACCTGAAGGCCTGGTTGCAGGGGGATATTCCACTCGACAGCCTGTTAATGACCGCCGCTGTCGCGGCGCTCAGGGTGTTTTATACGGGGAAAAGCTGGCGACGTCTGCTTCTGGAAGTACCGTTGTGTTGTCTTCTGGCAGTGGCGGCATTCTCCATCATCAAGCCCGTACCTGCCGCCTGGTTGTCTGAAGACTGGCGCGTGGGTATTGGTGCGGCTATCGGGCTTATCGGCGTTGAGCATATCAGGGCGCTCGGCGTTTTCATGACAAAGAAATTTGCAGGGAAAAATGACGAATGAAGATTTCAGACAGTGGACTGGCCGCACTTAAACGCGAAGAAGGCTGCAAACTAACCGCCTACACCGACTCGCGCGGCGTATGGACTATCGGCACAGGTCACACAGGTAGAGTTGACGGCGTTGCGGTTGGCAAGAACATGGCCATCACCCAGGACACCGCCGACAGACTGCTACGCGATGATCTGTCATGGGTGGAGCGCTGCATTGCTGAACGGGTAACGGTTCCCCTGAACCAGAACCAGTATGACGCGTTATGCAGCCTGATTTTCAATATCGGCGCAAACGCCTTTACTGGTTCAAACGTTCGCCGCTACCTGAACGCCGGTAACTACACCGCCGCCGCTGACGCTTTCCTGAAATGGAGCCGTGCAGGCAGTAACCCGACCATTCTTGCCCCGCGTCGTGGACGTGAGCGGGCGATGTTTCTTGGTCAGGAGTAAGACCGCATGAACCGCGTAACGACTGGCGTAATAATCTCGTTGCTGATAGTAGCCGCAGCGCTGGCATGGACTACCAGTCGCTATCACGATAACGCCGTGAAGTACAAAAGCCAGCGCGATACCGCCACTCATAGCCTGAATCTGGCAAACGAGACTATCAGTGATATGACACTGCGCCAGCGCCAGAACGCCGCCCTTGACGCGAAGTACACACAGGAATTAGCCGATGCAAAAGCCGAATCCGAAAAGTTACGCGCTGATCTTGCTTCTGGCCGTCGCCGGTTGCAGCTCCACGCCGTCTGTATGCCCGTCGCCGCGCATGATACCACCGCCACCGGCGCAACTGATGCAGCCACCGCCAGACTTACTCCGGACGCTGAACGAAATTATCAGCGTCTCAGAACCGAATCCATAGCCGTTACAGCACAGGTGAACGGCCTGCAACAGTACATCACCGAACAATGCACTAAACGGAAGGCTGATCATGGAAAAAATTAACTCGCTCCGTGATGCCGTGACACGCCATAACCGCTGGAGCCGGGCTAATCCTGACAAAATGACGGTTTTTGTGGACAGCGGCCATATTTGCTTTTCAGGTGATACGCCGTCATTTGCCTACGACTACACCGTTATTCTGTTTGTGATGGACTTCACCGGTGATATTAACGAGTTCACCATTCCGGTCATGCGCTGGCTGTGGTTCAACCAGCGGGATTTGCTGATGAACCCGGAAAAAAATAAAGCGTTTAAATTCTCAACCGCCATTAATGACGACGACAGTGCCGACATTCTTTTTGAGTTCCCCCTCTTTGAGCGCGTGAAAGTCTCGCGTAATGAAAACGGGGATCTGTCATGGGAATACCTGCCGGAGCCACGTATGCCGGATTTTTCGACCGGGGGCGACTGGAGCAGCGTTTTTATTGATGAATCCTTCACAGCAGACGCGGGAGGTAGCCAGTGAGCAAACTGACCCACGAACTGGACACCATATTCAGCGATATCCTTTCCGGCCTGTCTTCTGCCGGAATAGCGAGAACTGCAAGGACGGTAGGCCAGGAAGTACGCCGCAGCCAGCAGCGCCGCATACGCAGCCAGAAGAACCCTGATGGTTCGGCGTGGCCGCAGCGTAAGCGCCGTATAACCCGTTCGCAACAGGGCATTAAATTTATCTGGAATGGCGAAGTCAGGGAGCTGAAAAACTGGCACGGCGGACGGGGAAAGTACGGGCGTACGATTACCGGATACGATACCGACCGCAACGACATTCGCACGTTCTACCGCAGCGACATTGAGCGTTATCTTGCGATTAACACCCGATCGTTACGCCGTGACAGCACCAAAAAAGCGCCCATGTTTGAGCGCCTTCGGACGTTGCGTTACCTGAAAATGTACCCCGACCAGCAGGGCGTCAGTATCGGTTACAGCGGCGTGGCGGCACGTATTGCCCGCGTACACCAGTACGGACTACGGGATCAGGTGGGGCCGGGCGTCATAGCGAAGTACCCGCAGCGTGAATTGCTGGGGATCTCCGCAGCGGACGAGCGCCTGATTTATAACGCCGTGATTAACAGTCTGGGGAGTGCCGGGAAATGAATGCCGGGATGACCGAACTAATGCGCCTGACAGGGAATATCATTCGCACCGGCGTTGTTTTTGCGACTGATGCCAGCACAGGGTGCGTGCGTGTGCAAAGCGGCGAACTGAAAACCGACTGGCTGCGCTGGAACGTGGCCCGCGCGGGCGCATTCAAAATCTGGATACCGCCCGCCATCGGCGAGCAGGTGTTGATCGCCTGCATCGGCGGAAACCCGGAAACAGCGATGGTTATCGGCAGCCTGTACAGCAACGATCACCCGGCGCCGGGTAGCAGCCTGAAAGAGATGGTTATCACCGCCCCGGACGGGGCCGTTATTCGCTATGACGCCGACGCTGGCGCGCTATCCGCTACGGGTATGAAGACCGCAAACCTTGAGGCGTCAGTCAGTGTGACGCTAAAAACCCCCGTTGTGGAATGTACGCAGCACCTGAAAGCCGCCACGTTTGAAATCACTCAGGGCGGGAAAATGACCGGGAGCGTTGAACACAGCGGCGGCAGCTTCACTTCAAACGGCGTACAGGTTGACAACCACGGTCACGGCGGAGTTAAGCCGGGCGATAGCTGGACAAAGGGGACAAGATGACCGCACGTTACACAGGCATGAATCCGAACGGCACCGGAACACTGAACGATACCGATCAGCTATGGAACTCGGTTAACGACATTCTGTTAACGCCGCTAGCCAGCCGCGTCATGCGCCGCGATTACGGCAGTCTGATCCCGGATTTGATTGACTCGCCGCAAAACCAGACAACCCGCCTTCAGTGCATGAGCGCGGCGGTCATTGCGCTTACCCGATGGGAGCCAAGAATTGCGCTAAACACCATTGATATTCGCTGGCTGAAAGACGGACGCGCCGAAGCGGAACTGTCAGGCACTATCACCGAAACCATGCAACCGGCACAGCGAACAATACCGTTGAGAGGGGGCAATAATGCCAACCGTTGACCTGTCACAGCTTCCGCAACCGGCCATTATTGAGGCGCTGGATTTTGAAGTGATTCTGGCGGAGATAAAGCAGTTCATGATAAGCAATTTCCCGGAAGAAGTCCGCACCGCCGTTGCCGCTGCGCTGGAACTGGAATCTGAACCGCTGAACATCATCGCGCAGGCCTTCGCATGGCGCGAGTTGCTGTTGAGGCAGCGCATAAACGATGGCGCAGCGGCCTGTATGCTCAGTCATTCAGTCGCAACCGATCTGGATAATATCGCCGGGAATATGGACACAGAGCGATTAGTGATTACTCCCGCAACGGACACCACCAACGCCGTGATGGAAAGCGACACGGCACTGCGTATGCGCGCACAGGCGGCTTTTGATGGTTTAAGCGTTGCAGGGCCGTCAGGCGCTTATGAATACTTTGCCAGAAGCGCCAGCGGCAAAGTAGCAGACGCCAAAGCGACCAGCCCGTCTCCAGCCGTTGTCGTGCTTTCTGTTTTGTCAACAGAGGGCGACGGCACCGCCACGCCTGAATTACTGGCGACCGTAACAGATGCACTTTCCGCCGAAGACCGCCGCCCCATAGGCGACAGGCTGACGGTGCAAAGCGCGGAGATAGTCAATTACAACATCAACGCAAAACTCTTTTTTTATCCTGGCCCTGAATCGGAGCCCATACAGAACGCCGCGCATGACGCACTACAGACATGGATAGCACTTCAGGGAAAAATAGGCCGCGATGTTGCACGCTCGGCCATTATGGCGGCGCTGCATGTTCAGGGGGTTCAGCGCGTCGAACTGACGGAACCTGCAACGGATATCGTTATCAACGACACCCAGGCGGCAAGGTGCGTAACCGTCACTATTGAGAAAGGTGGGACCGATGAATAATGACCTTCTTCCACCGTCTGCCAGTGGCTTTATGCGAAGCACTGAACAGGCCTCGACGCGGCTTGATGCTATCCCCGTCGACCTCCGAAAGCTGTGGAACTCTGACGAATGCCCGGTCGCCCTTTTGCCCTATCTGGCGTGGGCGCTGTCCGTGGACAGATGGGACAAAAACTGGCCGGAAGAGACGAAGCGAAAGACGATAAAAGCCTCATGGGAGATTCACCAGAAAAAGGGCACCATACGCGCGCTTCGTAATGTTGTTGAACCCTTTGGCTATTTAATCAGGGTTGTCGAATGGTGGCAGGAGAACGGCACTCCCGGAACCTTCCGTCTGGAGATTGGCGCATCAGAAGACGGTATAGACGCCGACACCTACTACGAAATGGAACGCCTGATAGCCGACGCCAGACCAGTAAGCCGCCATCTGGTGGGACTGAATATCATACTTGAAGCCCCCGGCGAAATATTTACGGGCGGCGCCTCTTACACTGGCGACATCATCACCAGTTATGCGGAGTAGAACACATGCCTGCATTCCCGAAATTTAAAACAATAATTACCGACTACGGCAAACAAAGGCTGATTGCCGCCATGTCACCAGGCGGAACAAAACTCACGTTGACTCAGATGGCTGTAGGTGATGGCGGCGGCAACCCCACCAACCCGGATACAACCAGCACCGCACTGGTTAACGAAGTCTGGCGTGCCGCTGTTAACTCAGTTACCGTGGATAAAAAGCACCCGAACATCATCATTGTGGAGCTGTTGATCCCGGCAGAAGTGGGCGGATTCTGGGTACGCGAAGCGGGGATCTACGACGAATTTAATAAACTGGTTGCCATCTGTAGCCTGCCAGCAAGCGAAAAGCCATTACTGGAACAGGGATCGGGGCGCGCGCAAACGGTACGTATGACGCTGATTGTCAGTGATACCTCGATCGTGAATATCACCATCGACTCAACGACGATAATCGCTACTAATGATTACGTTGATAACAGTCTGAAAGAACACGAAAAATCACGCAACCATCCTGACGCCACCCTGACCGACAAGGGCTTCGTTCAGCTATCAAGCGCCACGGGAAGCACGGATGAAACGAAGGCCGCCACGCCAAAAGCGGTAAAAGCCGCAATGGATAACGCCAACAAAAGGCAACCTGGTAATGAGAACCTTACAGCTCTGTCGTCGCTGGCAGGGCAACCGGATAAGCTACCCTATTTCACGAACAAAGGGGCCATGTCGTTAGCAGAATTTGCGGAATTCATGCGCACAATGCTTTCCAAAACTGACGCCGCCAGCGTTCTCGAATACCTCGGTTTAAGAGAAACGATAAATCTGGCTGCGGGTGCACTGCAAAAAGACCAGAACGGCACCGACATTCTGGACAAAAAACGATTTGCGAGAACTATCGGGGCAGTGATCTCTACCAACATCACGTTTAATGATGCTTCTGGATGGTACAAAATCGCCACGGTTGTAATGCCGCAGGCTACATCAACTGCGGTGATTAAACTGTACGGTGGGGCGGGGTTTAACGCTGGTTCATCTGAACAAGGGGCAATCAGTGAACTGGTACTGCGTGCCGGTAATGGTTCACCTGCTGGAATAACTGCCACGTTGTGGAGACGCTCGCCTGCTGCGGCTAACGAGGTCGCATGGGTTAATACATCAGGCGACACCTACGATATTTATATTAATATCGGCCAGTATGCGTACTGGTTAATTGCGCAATATGACTACACCGGTAATGCAAATGTCACGCTACACGGTACGCCTGAATATTCATCAGTACAGCCGGGAAACTCAACCAGCGGTCAGACATATACAATTTACAGTAGTCTGATGAAACCAACAGCCGGTGATGTGGGTGCATTGCCGATTACAGGGGGGCGACTTAACGGCCCGCTGGGTATTGGTACTGACAATGCGCTGGGCGGCAATTCGATTGTTCTTGGTGATAATGACACTGGTTTTAAACAGAACGGCGATGGCGTGCTTGATGTTTACTCGAACTACACACATGTATTACGTATCATCGGTAATCTTGTGGAAAGCATGGTTTCCCTGAAAGTAAACGGGAATGCTGTAGCTACAGGCGAAGTGCAGGCAGGAAATGGCGAGTCACGCATGGCTGGTAACGGGGATATTTTTGGTAATGTCTGGAATGGCTGGCTAAGTACACATCTGAATAATAATCTCGTCGCAGATATTCAATTAGGGGCTGGCACATCAGTGGCTACCTGGAACAATGCAGGTTCCTGGCCTAACACCCCCGGATATGTAGTTACCTCCGTCTGGAAAGATAATCAAGGCGAAAATATTGATGGCATTACTTATGCGCCTTTGCAAAAAAGATTAGGTATTCAGTGGTATACCGTACAAGGGGGAACGGCATAATGAAAAAATATCAGGACATTAAAAATTTCAGACTTATTGACGCGCCCGTAAACAGGGGTAAAACTCAGTCCGAAATAAATATAGGTGCATATTTTCTGGAGTCAGAAGACGGGCAGGACTGGTATGAATGTCAGTCATTATTTTCTGATGAAACCGCAAAAATCATGTACGACCATGACGGGGTTATCTGGGGTGTTGTTAATAAGCCAGTCCCGCAACGTGGAAACACATATGCTGTATCAATGCTGTGGCCGGTTAATATGTCTGTTGCGGAAATAGATGCTGCTGACTGTCCTGATGATTGCCGTGGTGATGGCTCATGGTTATACAGAGATGGTAGGGTTTTACCCGTTCCGGTGGATTATCAGGCCAAGGCCGAAACCACCCGGCAGAAATTACTTAACGATGCAGACAATGCCATTAAGGACTGGCGCACAGAATTAACGCTGGGGATTATCAGTGATGAAAATAAAGCGACCTTAATTATGTGGATGAATTATATCAATGTTCTTAAATCGCTGGACTTAACAGGCGTTTCAGATGAGGCCACCTTCACAGCAATCAGGTGGCCTGCATTACCACAGTAACGGCTACTGACTGGCTGGTTTCTCCGGCCAGTCAGGGTCAGATGTATCCACCCGACTGACCAGAACGCTGTATAGCTCCCAGGCGTCCAGTCGCTTCTGCTCCTCATCGGTCGCGATACCCCGCTTTACTGCACGCGCAAGTGGTGTAATAACGGTCTCGGCCTCTTCGAGCAGTTTTACCTTTTTCGCTTCTGCCTGCTGACGTAGCTCCTCCGGCGAATAAATACGTTTACTCACCTGCTCACCATTAAACATCCAGCGTCCTGATACATCCGCCCGGCGATTAGCTGTGATATCAGGTAACTCAATAACGCTGCACCCTTCAGGATTTATTGCCGAAACATCTTTGTTAATATCCACAATAATATTATTTTTATCGTAGGCAATTTTTAATGAGTCGGCAGAAAATTTCTTCTGTTCCTCATACCAGTTTTTACCATCTTCATCAAACAACCACACCACACCAAATCTTTTAGTGAGTTGGTACTGGTCAGGCGTTTTTGGATTACCGGCTACGATATTTTTCAGATGCATCATAATTAAATACTCACCACGTTATACCACTGGTTGCCAATTAATTTCTGTATTGGGCGTCTGTGCGCTCCGTCAACCAGTTCATCACTATTGCTATTAATGATACCGGTTATTACGTAACCAGACGTGTCACTGAACCCCGGACCGTTCCATACCTGTCCATATTGCAGGCTACCCAGCCTGATATCCTGCACGTAACGGCTGTCAAAGTTGGAATAGCTATTCGGTTCCATCTGACCATTTACTCTGAACGAAATACTGCCATCTGTATTTCGCTGGCTGTAGAACTGCCATCCCTGATCGTCGTCCAGTTCAATTACTGTGGGTCTGTCTGCACCACCCCATAAGTTAAACGTGGCTGTCATTGTCGAATTATTATTACTCGTCAGTGAAAGCCTTTTTCCGTCACCTGCTCGTATGCCGCCATTAGTGAAAATATCTACTGACATGTGTAGCCCGGAGTTGTCGATATAACCGACCCGGGCATTATTGGCGTAAATACCCAGAACGCCGTCGCCATCCTGTTTAAAACCGGTATCGTTATCACCGAGCACAATCGAATTACCGCCCAGACCATTGTCAGTACCAATGCCTAACGGGCCATTTAGTCGCCCACCGGTAACAGGTAATGCACCTACATCACCGGCAGTAGGTTTATTTATGGTGTTGAAATCGCGTCGCCAGCCAGGAGAGTAATCACCGCCGTTATCGATATACGTAAACTGAGCACTGGCAACCCCTCCTCCTGACGTTGTTGTGGGGGTAGTGACGCGTATTGTCATTGCGCCACGAAATCCCATCACCTCAACAACTGCACCGGCCAGACAGATATTTCCACAGCCAGTATCCGTGATGGTTTTGTTGTCGGCGTAGCTCCATGAACCCCGACACATCCAGTACCGATGATTAAATACGCCTTGCGACTCCAGCCAGGCGATAAATTCTGCCGTAGTCCACGGATTGCTGTCACCTCCGATATGAATCCCGCCACTAAATGCCAGCGCCGCCCCGATATTCTGTGCAAATAACCCCTTGTCCGGAATATCGCCGCCATTCTGCGATTTTTGCAGTGCACCCGCAGCGAGATTTATCGTTTCTCTTAAACCGAGGTTTACAGGAATGCCGGAATGCCGCGTAAATGGCACAATAACGCTCCATAAGAAGCCTTCTTTATTGTGCGAATGGGGTAGCTTTATGTATCAATAAATAACCGGAATGCACTATTACAGCGAAATATATTAATTCGTATAGAATATGAGCAGTTCTGCCCGCAGTAATAGTCTACGACCTGCAACCCTATAAAAGCCCGGAAATCGCGCCGTTTACTGAATCATACGCCGCGCTGGCTTTATCCTTCAGACCGTTCAGTAAATCACTGACAGAAGAGGACTGTAGCCGCTCCCGCATATCTTCATCGCACCGCTGAAAGCTTATCGAAAACTCAATCTTTTTTGCCTTCCCGTAGCGGTCGAGTTCCGATCGTGTCGTTTGCAGCCCGGTGATGACATACATGCCGTAAATTTGCCCCACACCATCAATCAGGGGCCACGGTCGCCCCGTGTAGGCCTGCGTGGTCAGCACCGAAAGAGACACCTCACCGCCCGTAATTTCCGGGTAGAGAACCCCGGAAAGCGTGATCTGATCATCTCCCGCGCCGATGTACTGCCAGCTTGCAGAGCGGTTAATGCGCTCGTTTTTAACGTGCCGCCAGGTCTTGTGTTGTTGTAGCTGTTGATGTGGAAGCGTCTTCAGCTCAAAAACAAACATACCGTAAACCATCATCATAACGTCACCTCACTTAATCACTATCCAGGAAGCTGGCGCGCCCGGTTCGGGCTAATTTATTCATTTCAGCTTTCACCGCTTCTCCAACCATTCTCGCCAGTTCGCGGGGGTTCTGCGTGACCACGTTATGCAGGTGAACGTGAATTTCACCATCAAACCCAGCCGCCGCAACGGTGCGCCCACCATTCCCGCCAACCGGGCGGCGTATCGCTTCGACAACAGGACGGGAGGCGGCAGCCATCACCGGGGCGAGCTCAGGGGCGACGGTGACAGTCGAACCGGCAAGCCGTGATTCCTGCCATGCGCCACGAACGGCCAGCGCACGAGGCAGGTTTTTAAAGACAATATCGCCGGGGCCGATGCGTTTCGTGTTATCGGCGGTAGCCTTCGTGTTGTCAGCGATATTACTTAACCGGCGAAGCGTACCCTGATCAGGCGTCAACGGCTTATCTGTGCCGGGCGGTGTTGTGGTTCCTGTATCGACTTTTTTTGGTGCGACTTTTGCCAGATCGCCCACAAGAAGAGAAACTTTGGTATCAAGCAGCTCGTTGCGCTTTAGTTCTTCCGCTTTCTGACGGGCGCGCTCAATACCGTCAGGAATAAGCCCCAGCTTCTCAAGTACCCAGCCAAGCGAATCAAGTAGCAACGTCATCGGGCCAAGAACCAGCGTCTGAATAAAACTCCCTACTACCTTACCGAAATTTTTTCCGGCACTGGTGCATTTTTCCAGTGTCTCTTTTGACGTGGTGGCCGGTTCCAGCAGGCGTGTAAACCAGTCCCGGACGGATTTGATCCCGTTACTAATCGAATCAAACACCGGCGATAACGCAGAAAACGCTTCCCGTAGCGGCGTTAGCGCCTCCCACACCCCGGCAAAAAACCCGGTAAAAAACGCTTTAATAGGTTCCCAGAAGCGCCAGATGAGCAGACCTGCCGCCACGAATGCCGCCCCAATAAGCCCGATCGGACTCAGTAACAGCGAAATCGCGCCGCCAAGCATGGACACTGCGCCGGTAATCACACCCCACAGTGTCGGAAGCCCGGACAGTCGCAGAGCAAGCCCGGCAACCCCGCGAAGAAGAGAAAAAACCGCCGCCCGTGGTGAAGTGAAAACAGACAGCAGCATCCCCCGCAGTGGCCCAAGAACTCCCGACAACCTTCCCGCCCCGGACGTCACCGACGAGAAAACAGCAGACCAACCCTTAACACTCCCCATCGGGCCGCCAATAACCGCCCGCAACTGAGTAAAGAGCGGAATGGCGCGCCCAAGCCCTTTAGTACCAGTCAGTAACGCGAAGCCAAGTTTCAGTTTTGCCACTGGCCCCAGCAACAACCCGATAGCCAGCGACAGCCCGCCAGTAATCGCGGTAACGGCCAGCGCACTACCACCGACAGTCAACAGCGCCTTCGTCAGTCCGGGGTTTTCCCGCGCCCACGTCGTCATCGCGCCAACAACGTTACTGATCCCCTGAACCAGTCCACGTAATGGCCCGTCAACCAGCTCTTCAATCTGAATACGGAACCCTTCCCACGCGCTATCCAGATTCTTTAAATCGCCGTCGAGGTTATCAGCCATCTTTCTGGCGACCGTCGCAGATTCCCCCTGCGCCTTCTTCAGTTCTCCGAGTAATTTTTGCAGTTCACCACTGCCCGCAGACTGAACCAGCGCCTGGAAAGATTTGGCGGCTTCTTCCCCGGCAATATCTTTAAAGAAAGACAGTTGATCGACGTCGCCGTACTTATGGACAGCTTTATAAATATCAGCCAGCACCACTTCAGCCGGTCGCATTTTTCCGGTTGCGTCGGCAACGTTAACCCCTAACTCTTTCAGGGCACTGGCGGCTTTACCCGTTGGCGCGGCCAGACGTGAAAACGTGGTTTGCAGTCCAGTACCGGCGATGCTGCCACGCAGCCCCACGTTTGCCATCACGCCAATCATGGCGGTTGTCTGTTCCACACTGACACCAAGACCGGCCATGCCCGTACCGGCATATTTCATCGCTTCGCCAATGTTGGTCAGATCGGTGTTGGTGCGGGTAAATGCGGCGGTCAGTACGTCACTGACCCGATCCATCTCTTTGGGATCGAGGTGGAATTGCGAAAGAATATTTGACCCAATATCGGCGCTTTCGCCTAAATCCATGCCGCCTGCCAGCGCCATATTCAGCACGCCGGGCAACGCAGCCTGTATGGCCTGCGGGGTAAAACCGGCCATTGCCAGAAACGCCTGACCGCTGGCGGCATCCCTTGAGGTGAATTGCGTTTCCGCGCCCAACTTTTTAGCCTGTTCACGCAGCGCAGTAAACTGCGGATCGGACTTATCCAGACGGGTAAGCGCCCCCACGCGAGCGACCTCCCGATCGAAACTCACAGCAGGCGCCAGAAAACGCCCGGCACCATAACCGGCAGCGGTAGCTGCCCCCAGCGCAACAGCACCGCCCCCGCGCAGTCTTCCGGCGACCTGTTGCATACGGTCATATTGCGCCCGCGCCTTTGCCACGCGCGCCAGCATCTGCCGCTCATGCTCCAGCGTCTGGTTGTACTGCTCAGTACGCCGTATGGCGCTTTGAATAGTCCGGTCACTGCCTGAAAGCGTGATGCCGTGTTTCACCATCTCGCGGCTGGCTTCCCGCAGCTTCTCTTTCTCGCGGGTGCGCACCTCATTCAGGCGGTCAAGTTTTGCCGCCAGTTGCGCGATATGCTCACGCTGTTTGTCAGTCATGGCGTTGCCCGCCTGTTGTGACTGCCTCAGACCGTTAAGCTCGCGCTGCGTCTTCTGAATTTTTTCAGTCGTTTTAGTGAAGTTCTCGCGCAGACGGGAAAACGCCCTGGACTGTGTGCCAAGCGTTTTAATATCGGTCTGGGTTTTTTTGAGGGAATCAGCAAGACCGCCCACACTCTGGCGGGCAGTCTCTACAGGACGGGTGAGTTTATCGATCGCGCTGAAAGAAACGCGGATATCAAGATTTTTCATTGTCGCGGGCACCACTTCTGAGCGCCGCCCGCTCACGCCAGGCCACCACTTCTCCCGGATTCATCATGAAGATTTCAGCAGGCGGCCAGTTAAAAACAACGGCGATATCAGCAACCAGATCTTCAATCCGGTCAAACTTAACCACCGTGATTAGTCGTCCGTCTCCGCCCCGTTCGGTACTCCAGAGGCCGTAGGCGTCAAAAAAGGGACGATGGCCGTGGACAGCGCGATAAAATCAGACGTCGCAAGCGATCTGATCTCGCTTTCCTTCAGGCGTGGAGACGTCACACGCGCAAACAGCGTCACCAGGGTATCCGTTTTCATATTGAGCACGTCTGACAGCGACAGTCCGCGCAGTGAACCTGATTGCCTGATAGCGTCACCAATCTCAACATACGTAATCGTTTCATCCCCGCGCACAACCGGCTGGGCCAGCGTAACCCCCTTCACCGGAGCAGTGGCTTCAGTGGTGATGTCAACGCCATATTCAGCAGATTCTTTTTTCATTGTCATTTCTCCGGGCGGCATACAGCACCGCCATTACATTAATCAGTTCATACCCAGCGCAGAACGGGCGCGATCGGGGATCATATTTTTGCCGTCTTTTTTGTAGATGAAATTCAGGTTATCAATTTCGATAAGCTCCTGGTCATCAACAGACAGCTTGTAATAGGTGTTTTTGATGGCGTAGGTGTGCGAGGTATCCTCACCCTGTTTGACCTCACCCATATCAATTTCAGTAATTCGCCCGCGCATCTCAATTTCACACACGCGACTGTCGCCACTGGTGTACAGATACCCGACAAAGCGCAGCTTCAGCTCGTCGATGTCGCCGCCGTACTTCCTGATAACGCCTGGCATAAAGCCGCCAAAAACGGCGGTGGCATCCAGCGCGCCATCATCAAGGCCAAGATCAACCGCAACTGACCCCATCATGCCGCCGCCGCGATAGTTTTCGGTCTTGCGCGTCACTTTTGGCAGGGTGAGCGACGTCACTTTGCCGATCTCGTTTTCCCCGTCAATAAAACAGGTAAAAAACTGGATTTTATGTGGAACAGACATTTACACACCTCCCAAAGACGCAAATGCAGGCCCGAAAAATTCATCCGTGAACGTCTGGTACAGTGTCAGATCTTCCAGTGGCGGAACCGGCGTATATTTGTAGCGAATACGCACGCGTCCCTGTCGTAGCTCCGTCGTGCTGTTATCCACCACGTCATACCAGCATGACGCCCCGATAAGCCGCCCTGACGTCACCAGCGCGCTCAGTTTCGCCCGTATGCCGCTCAGTACATCCTTAGCGTTAACTGGCGTCAGCGGCTCGTCTATCGCCTCAAATTGCGCTTCTGCGATAGTGTCAGCCAGTACTTGCGCGGTACGCGTATACACCTCAAAGATATAGGCGTTGGTATCCGTTGAGCGGTCGCCCCAGAACCGGAAACCGTTACGCTTAATCAGCGTGGTGATCTCCTTGTTGTTAAGCGCGTTAGCGTCGCTATCCTCAGCCTGAAGCGACCAGAACACTTGTTTTGAAATCCCCAGCACGTTTTTCACCGGCACGTTAGACAGCGACTTATGCCATCCCTGCTCGTTATCAATCAGCGCCCGCAGGCCGCACGCATACGCCGGGGCCGGGAAAACTTCATTCTGGCCAGACGCCGGGTTATAGGCGATAAAGTCAGGCCAGATAAGCATCAGTTCGCGGTAGGCAAAATCAGCCCGGTACGCGATGGCCTCTGCCATCGTAGAGCAGCCGTTGCATCCGGCATACACAAACGCCCGCAGCTTCTCAGCAATCACACACAGGGAAGACGTCACCTCTTTGGTATCGAGATCAGGTGCCGCCAGAATGCGCGGACGGTAGCCGATATGTTCATCCTGTTCAGCAACCAGCAGCGCATACATTCCCGTATAACTGCCGTCCGCCTCCGTTCCGCCAATCACAAGCTGTGATTGCGTCTTCTCGCCGTCGCCTTCCTTTGCGGCAGGGACGCGTACAACAATCACTTTCGTACTGACCTGATCGGCTATGGCCTTGAGGGATTTATACAACGTGCCGGTTTTACCAGTTTTGCCGAGCACATCATTAACCCGGTTAAACAAAACGGGCTTATTCAAAGGGAAAGTACCCGCATCAGCATCATCAGCCACGGCAACAATCCCAATGACACTGGAATCAATGTCATTAATGGCCGTGACCAGGTCAGTGTTTTCCCTGATGCGCGCACCGTGAAAACGTTGTTCACTCATGTTTTCCACCGTTGCGGTTGTTGAGGTTCCCCGTGATAATCCGCCATCTTCTCCGCCATAGCACTAAACCCGCGTTCTTCCCGTACTGCGACAACAAAAAAGGGTTACGGCTTCCCGCGCGCACGTGTGATCCTTCGGGCAACGGAGGGCCAGAACACATGACACCCACAGACGCCATCACACTAAAAATTAACAGCTACATGGACACCCTGAATGATGCGGTGAAAGTGCCGGATTTCAGTATCACCACAGGCCAGGACGAACTGAATGATCTGAACAGGCGGGTAATGTCTGTCTCAATGACCGATAACCGGGGTTTTGAAGCCGATCAGGTGGTTATCAGCGTGGACGATACTGACGGCGAAGTGCAGCTCCCAAAGCGCGGCACGAAGCTTGCCGTATCGATGGGATGGAAAGGTGAAGCCCTGATTTACAAGGGGCTGTATATCGTTGACGAGATCTCACACGAAGGCCCGCCTGACCGCCTTGATATCACGGCCAGCAGTGCCGATTTTCGCGCTGAGTTCAACGTTAAGCGTGAAGTGTCCTGGCATGATGTGACCGTCGAGCGCGTCGTGTCTGCCATCGCTCACCGCTACGGACTGAAGGCGCAGATAAGCGAAATGCTGATGGATATCGAAATCGACCACGCCGACCAGACTGATGAAAGCGATATGTCATTTCTCACCCGCATGGCCGACATGCTGGGCGCTATCGCCACAGTCAAGAACGGCAGCCTGTTATTCATTCTGCCGGGCGGCGGCGTCACCGCAGACGGCAAAGCGTTACCCTCTTTCTCCCTGACCCGCAGCCACGGCGACAGACACCGGTTCCGCATTTCAGACAGGCAGGCCTATACAGGCGTAAAGGCGTACTGGCTGGATCTGAACTTCGGCAAAAAAAAGAAAGTCAGCGTTAAACGCCGCCGCAAGCCCGCAACGTCAAAAAAAGAGAAAAGCAGCAGCCGCGAAGGCGACTACATGGAAGGCGCAGACGGTAACGTTTATGTACTGCGCAAGACTTACCAGAACGAAGAAGCCGCAAAGCGTGCCGCCGCCGCCAAATGGCAGCAGCTACAGCGCGGCGCGGCGGAGTTTTCCATTACGCTGGCGCGTGGCCGTGCAGATCTCTACCCCGAAATGCACGGCTCCGTGTCTGGCTTTAAAACCGATATCGATAACGAAGACTGGATCATCGCCAAAGCGGAACACACTATCGACGAGAACGGCTTCACCACACACCTTGAACTGGAATTAAAAATTCCTGAATGGATAGCAGAAAAGGAATAACTGGAATAATATAAACGGCAGACTTATCAGTATGAGGGCCTGCCTTTGTTTCCCTGTCCGATATGTGGCGCATCATCCAGAACCCGCACTAGCCGAATGGAAAACAAGGAAAGAACCATCAGACGGACTTACTACCAGTGTAATAACCTGGAATGCGGCGTCAGCTTCTACACCCTCCAGTCCGTCATCGGCCTTGTAGGAAAAAACAAGACCGAAGACAAATCCATTCCGTGGGAAGACCTCCCTTCAAGCCATCGCGGACGTAATCAGCTTAACTTCGATCTCGAGCCGGAAGATGAAACAGACGAGAGGCATTAAATGAAAATTTATTTCGCTGCCGGAAAATCAGTAACAAACAGAATCAGTCTTGCCACTGCGCTTATCTGGTCAGGATTAAAAGTCATGGGCCGCGGCGGAGTGATTATGTCAGTCAGCAGAACCGGCGAGGAAGATATGGTGTGTTGCAGGAACGGGAACGCCGCCATGTACGTTACGCTTGACGAAAAAGACGAACTGGTAAACATCGATAACAGCCAGCGATTAGTCGTGCAGCACGAAGAAAAATCAGTAGAATAGTCGCGGGTGCCTTCGACGCTGGTCGAAGGTTCGCCAAAGGCCAGATGTGGAAAGGCCCCGGAAACATTACTGTTAACCGAGGCCCTAACCGTCAACCCTAAGCAAGTGATAGGTTAGCGCCTCTCTGAAAAAGGAGCAAGCGCTATGCTGCAAAAACCGTTACTGGTCATCACAATTTTTGTGGTGATAGTCCTTACATTCTCCATGCTGCATGGATCGTTATGTGAAGTGCGTATGAAGTTTTGGGGAACGGAGTTTGCGGCGTTCTTACAGTGTAAGCAGTAA